CTATGCGATGATGTTATCAATGGCCACCGCATTTTTAAAGCCACCTTTTTTGTCAAACGCAACAGCATAATAATCAAATTTATGCCTTATTCTGAAGACAACGTCACCGTTCTCATCACTTTTATATTTTGATATTAAGTCGCCAGTTGCTCGTGAATGTAAATAAACATCTTGGAATGGTAATGCGTTTCCATCTTGATCTTTAACTTTTGCTGTAATGTACGTTTTATTTAATAACCAATTAATAACATCGTTGACAATATTCATTCCATCATCAGTTAATTCAATATCGAATGGATAACCAATGAAAGCACAATCAGTCGCAAAAGGTGTCTCATTTATGTTCAAACTGCCTTTTGGGAATACTGCACATGTAACAGCTGCGTCGTAATAATTACTCTCAAACCGATGCATAGCTAGCGGAATCATATTTTTTGGCGTAGATTTATTATCAGCAAAAATATAAGAAAAATAACAGTTTTTTAAGTAGTGTTTAATGTCTTTTTTATTATAATCACTGGAAATAACATCTTGAATGTTTATAATTTTTGAACTATATGTACCGTATGAGTGATCCAAATAATTTGAAATACCAATAGACTTTGTTGCCCCGCAATTGTAATTATATCCTCCAGCGAGAACCGGTATCCCTTTTTCGAAGCATTTCTTAATTGGCTTTCCTGCCCTTATTTCTTGTTCATTTCTATAATCCATAATTAGATCAAATGTTGATAAATAACTTTCAGTATAATCACTTGATGTTGTATCACAAAAAAATACTTGATGATCTTCACTAAGCGCTTTTAACATGCCATTAATCTCATCTTTTTCATTACTACAAATAACTATTTTTGCCATATTTTAACCTTTAAATATAAATTCTAATTTGTTTGTTCTTTCTTCATTGAAAATAAATTCAACATCTTTACCAACAATAATGCTATGTTTAAATATCTGACTTGATTCTATATCGTTTTTGATGCTAGATAATTCAATAGATAAATCGCCTTTCTTTAAGTGGCTAATATCAAAAGAAAAACTCTGATTTTCAATTATTGTATCAATAAGTGTATTTGTGAAATGGCGTAATACAATATGATATTTTACACCTTCCTCAACAGTCACATTACCTTCATACCAGCCAACCATTACACCCGAAGTTTGTTGTAACCTATTTCTTGATGACCAACTAATTTCAAGCGTTTCGCTGATTAGTGAATTTGGATAATAGCAACCATTGATAATTACGTTTGCTGGTGGATAAGGCCTAATCGCTCGGCCGCTAATATCAATAACACGACCCGTTGCCTCTTTCGGATCAAGCACATTTGTTGATGTATTTGTAATTATGCGACAATCTACTTTGTCACCATCATAATAGTCTTCTGTCTTAAGTGTTAGCTGTCCACCACAAAAATAGACTTGGCTATTTTGATTGTGCATTTCTGGAATTGTATCAAGGCATCCCCGCTTGACGGTTAATTCATCGCCATTTTGCGATTCAACAAATAAAATTTCATCATCAATTAAAATCCATGTGTATTCATTATGTGATGGCGCATTATCAAGCTTGATTACAGATTCCATTTTATCGATTTGGTAAACTAACGATCTCATTTCACATTCGCTAATGCTTTCTGCATTATCAAAGTTATCAGAAACCGATGTAGCTAATTCAGCAAGAATTACTTCGTTAGGCAAGTCAGCCACTGCTGCCGCAATTTGTCCTGCTAAATTATGATCGCCATCAAGTAGTCTATCTACTGTTTTTTGCCCATAGTTATAAACTAATTCATAATACGGTGATTCAATAATAACAAAGTTTTTAACTGGTTTAACTTCACCTTTATCAGCGGGAGCTGAAATAGGCGGCTGTATACTGACAACAGATGAACTCGGTAGCGAAAAGACATCTCGTGAACATTCAATCGTAACTTGGTTGCTTTTTTGTGTGCCATAATCAACCGATGTTATTCGCATTACAACATTATCTAGCCCTATTTGAGGCATATTTAATACAAATACATCTCCACGACTCAACATTCTACCGTCTAAATTCAGAGTTAACGTAACAGAGGCAAGATCAGAAGATAGATACGCTAAATCTCTCATTGCTAGTCGGGAGGCTAAAGAACGACTATAAACCGTATCGTAAGTAATCGTTGTGTTATTTTCTCGTCCAGACATTGAAATGAGCGCATCATCGCGGACTGTAACCGAACCTTGTTTATAGTCATTAACTCTATCAACAAAATTAACCGTAACAGAATTAATCATTTCAGTGACAATATTTTTCTTAATATCTGAAATTTTAACGATATTTGTCTTATCGAAAACGGGTAAATCATCAATATTGTAATTATTTCTGATTAGTTTTATTTCAAATTGATTTGTTTGTGCATTTTGATCCAGTACACAATCAGTCACCGTTTCTATATTTTTTTTAAAATCTTCAAATTTACTTTGATTGTTCCAGAGATAAGATAATCCTAGCTTTTCTTCATAAAATACATCAGCGGCTTTCTTAAATGACTCTTCATTAATGATATTTTGCACAGATTTAGAGTTAAATCCTGTATATTGACTCAAAACCAATTCTCGCAGTATATGAGCTGGGTTCATATCCGCATTGGCACTATTAATCGCCGACATCATCGTATCATAGATTAAATTTGAATTATTGCCTGTAATAACAGGTACGCCGTCTTCTGGTGTATTGTCAATTTTTGAGCTTAACGATATATCTTTATTATTTATATTAATGCAGTGAATATTAACATCTTTTCCAGCTGATGCACTAAAGAGGCCGGTTTTATTAATTAGATTATGAATATCTTTATTATTAATAGAATCAATATCCTCAAGCTCACCGTCGCTAACAAAAATACAACAACGGCTCATATCAAGATTAATTATACCTTTGAAAAAAGAAACTGAAGCACTCAACACCGCTTCAAGATTTTCTCCTCCTACAATTTGCACGTTATCAATAAATGATAAAATAGATGGAATATCATTTTTCGATACCTTTCTGATTAATTTAGTTTGTGGTGATCCACCGTGATATGTTGTGATCAGAATATCCAATCTTGAGGAATTTAGATCCATCGTACTGTCTAAACTATTAATAGCTCGTTTCATTGCTGTTTGTAATGCTAACAAGCGATTACCCCGCATGCTCATAGATGTATCTAAAATAAAGTGTATGGCTATATTATCCACTCCCCCCTCTGATCTAATTTCCGCTTTTTCGTTATACCATTGCGGTGTTTTTTTGGCATCTTGGTAATGTATTCGTTGCACAACCACAGCAACATCTTTTAAATATGGGTTATTTCCCCAATAAAAATGTTTAAAAACCACCCCTGCGACATGACGATACGCAGGTACAATGTGTGAGATCTTGCTAGCTAAATAACCATTACGCTGGTGTTCATTATGCCCAGAATAAATATCAACACTACCCGATACACCGCCTTCTCTTGAATCGCCACCAAAAAGGACGGGCTTATCAATTAATATAGATCCGTCCTGCACAGCCCCTTTCCATGCTATTCGGTCAGCAACACTGATATTTATTAATTTATCAATAGTGCCCTGGCAAAAGATCATACTAGTGCCTGCGTAATATTTATAGCCTACTGTTTGCTTCTTTTTACTTCCGCCCATGTTCGCCGCCTTGCTTGCTCTATTACTTGGTTTGCCATTACATCATTAATTTTTAACAAAATTTCAGCATCAATTCCATTTTTTAAAAAGTCTGACCAGTCCAAGCCATGTCTTTTAAAGAATGTTCTTCCGCCTGCGCTACATTGCCTAGCGGCAATTAAATCTTCACGCTTCACAATCAATTTCATTATTTTTTACCGCCTTTCTTTCTAATCGCTTGAAGCGATTTATCACCTATCCACGTATAAATTGGATTTGTTATTTTTACAGTGCCGAACACGATAGGTATTTCAGTTCCCTCGGTTGATGTCCCCGTTTTAAACTCGTCCGCTTCTATTTTTTTTTGGTTTTTTTTGCCGTGCGATCCAACCACACCAACAATTAATCCAACAACTACAGCAATTAACGCAGCAACTAATGCAAACATAAAGCCCTCTCAATTAAACAATTGAATTACCATTATTTAAAGGCTCAAGAGGCAGATATGGAAAACCACCGTAATTGAGCGTATTATTAAACGTATTACAAGAATCTAGGGTTCTTAAGCACCCTTTATATAAGTTGACTAATGTAATTCCGTTGCTTAGATTATCTACAAGCTGCTGATTTTTTCTAAATAAAGTGACCGTTTCTTCATCATGCGCCTTAATAAACGTTTGCTCTCCATTTGGGGTCTGTAATATTCCCCCCGTAAAATATCCACTAGGTACGTACTCTTCAAAAGCAATAGTTAAGACATCATTTTTATAAGTCATCACATTTCCAGCTATTTTGAAATCCTCTCGATTTAATCCACAACGTTCACTATAAAGACTATACCTGCAGTTTCTCTGAACTCTATCATTAACTCCTGTCTGCCCTGCTCTTGTAATGAGTAATTCAAATGTCATCTCCATTTCTTTATCTGATGTGGAAGTTTGTGTTAATCTCCCACTCCAAGACATGGTCACTAAATTTTTTTTATCTAACGTATAAATATCAACTATCAAATATTTTGTTATATCTGGTGTTATCCATTGCTGTACAACCTGATTGGTAATTGGCATAGTGATAGTCATCTTATTTTTTGATAACGACGCGTCACGCTTTATAGAGCCTCGATTAATCGATTCTCTAACATAAATATGGTTGTCAAGATTTAGTTCACGCATACCACTTGTATAACGATACGTATTTACTCCATCAGTAAAAACATATAATTCTGCTTGTTTAAAAATATTGATCATCGAAAACCTCTATTACCGGAATATCTGATTGTGCTTGTTGATTTGTTTTATACTCAATCTGTACTCTGTCTGTATCAAACCGACAAAGCATTAGACAACTAATTTTGTTGACTGGTTGCTCAATATTTTTGTCGATAATTATTATTGTGTTACCGTGCGAATCATTACTTACGCTAATTATTTTTACATAAGAAACCGATGTGTCATGAAATAACGATAAATATTTAAATGAGGGCACGTGATTATAATGATTGTTACGAATAATGATTTTATTACCACGGATTTTTCCACCGTATATATTCACATCATCATCACATAACCAAAATGGATTAAGCCTGCCTGCTCTTCGATAAATAAATTCTTTAAATTTTTTGATCTCATCAAACCCATCAAGATAAAATTTAACAGATCGAGACTGTTTTGGACTTTCCCATCGTTCCATTCTAGTTATTTTTCCAATATCATAATCAACGATATCTATATCTTTTTTGAGGGCTGAGTTGTTATGACCATAATTATTGTGTAATACCTCAATATCAAGATAGGTTTGTTTTTTGACTACTTTACGATGATATATAGGTTGTTCAACTAATTCGATAACTATATCAAACTGCGCATCAAAACCTGATGTTTCATAACTTACGTTACTCAAATAACATTCCCGTAACGGCAATAAATAGGCAGATTTATAATTATTTATAACTGGGCTTATCGCTTCCTTTTTCTCATCTGGCATATCTTCAAAGATAAATTCAAACTTTGGTTGACGCTTTAAATTAAATACAAAATCTAGTGATTTTATTTCTGAAGATTTTAACCATGTGACAACCTCATTCGTTGTGCTATTTTGATAAATAAGCAACTTATCATCGATATGGCAATCAAAATAGTTTTTAACTAAACTAGTACCTTTATTAATGCGCCCAAGGTAAATAGCACTCAACCATTCAGGGATTAACCAAATATTGGTTAAATTATTACGAAATAAATTTAGGTAACGATTTCTATTGTGCGGATGAGCCATAAATGAGCAATCTAATGTTACCCTTGGTAACGAACGTAACATTATTCTATGCTCTCGACCGTTACTCGATTCGATAATATCGGTAAGCCACTCAAAACTCTCTTTTGTTCCGCTAATCGGCTGTTCAGCAATAATATTTGGCATTACTACCTCTATTTTATACATAAAAAAAGCCCGCAATTGCGAGCTATAGATTTAAAAATTATTTATAAGTTATTTTGACTAATTTTATGTAATACTTACATAAATATTGGTTAGAAAAGAAAATGAGTAAAATTGATGAGCTGGCTAACAGGTGTATCAAATGAAGTTGTTAACCTGATTTTTGATAATCACTATTCTCTAGCTCAGGCATGGCGTGAATATTTAAAGCTACCTCAAGTTGATGTTGCTAACAAAATAGGAATTTGCCAATCTGCCTATTTTTAACATGAAAAAAGCCTAACATTAAGAAAAAAAGCACAAATTAAAATTGACAAGCGCTATAAATCAATCCTATTACTGCTAGATTTTTAGTATAAAACCTCGCCAAAGTGGTTAGTGTTTTATTTTATATTTAATAAAGGAATTGAAAAAGGATCATGGGTAAGGTGTATCCAAACAACCCTATGAGTGACCACTTTTTCTTTAATATTGTGAATTAATTAAACATGAAGAATGCCATCAGAAACCTTTCCTTTATATTTTTCATCATATCCATCTTTATAAAACTTATAACCAAAATGATAATGATAAAGGTTTTCCGATTCTGCCATTTTGATAAATGCGTCCTTCATTGGCGAGTTACAATAATTCACTTCCCAGCTAGGTTTATATTTACCCACTAGTTCAGTAAACGGACAATAACCGTTATTAATTGGCAATAAGAAGTTAGATGCAATAGATTTTATAATGCTAAAATCTTTTGAAGCAAGTTCTTTAAGAAGCTCCTTGAATTTAATGTCATCTGAATAAACAGCAATGTGATTTGATTGAAGCATTATAATCCTTTTATCCACGCCATCATCTCATCATCACTTTCATAAGCTTTCTGAGGAACAACTAAATTGCCAGATTTATTTGCATTCGATACAGCATCTAATACCTCAGCTAACATATCCCCTTGGATTTCTGATAGTTTACCATCAAAAAATGCCTTCATTTCATAATGAGTTATCTCTTTGTTGTCACCCTCACCACGGCGAGAATGATTTAACCACGGAGCTTCACTATGAGTCATATTGATTAATTGATTAGAGGACTTAGTTCCTGATAATTTAAGAACAAGGTTTATAACTGGTTCGATAGTTTTAGGAAATGATTCAAGAATTTTTTTTCCATCAAAAAAAGACTCATAAGCAATAACTTTACTCTCATAACATTTATACTCATTATACAATGATGGAGAAACGGGTCCCAATCGCCAAGCTTTTATTTTTCCTTTAAATGCGGGAATACCATAAAGGGATAAATGATAGCCTTGACAATAATAAACAAGTTTTTGTAATTTAAGATTATCAATAGAAATGCCCTTTTGGTTGGCTTGCCATAGAAATGCTTTGCCAAAATCTCTTGCTGTTATCATATAACCACCTCAATAAAAATTAATAACTCAAGTTATTAATCTAGTAAAATTATATTCAACTTAAAGTAGTAATACAACAACTCGTTCACCTTTTCCTAAACCACCTACTAGGCTACCAGCTTTAAAATCAGTTTTACAACACGCATCTAGTGCGGGCTGTATAGCTTCATCAAAACTTTTTAGGCTAATTCCATATCAATGTTTTTCCTCGAACTATGCGCTCTGATGAAGAGCGAATTTCTACCTCTCAATTGTTTAATTTCATTATGTTCAGAGACATAACGAGAAAAAGCCGAGAGACAAAAATTACAACTGGCGTTTTTTTAAACTCCTTTAACATTTATTACGTCATATTAAAGGAATTTAATCAAATGTGAATATTTAAGAAGCACTTACAATTGTAGCTAATTCCTCGCTGTTTTCTCTATTAATTTGCATGATTTGTTTCGCTCCCTCTTGTGTTGATAACCACTGTTCAGCCGATTCGTAATCACTCACTAATGCTATATTAATTATCGGAGAAACATCTTGAGGTGTGCTTTCTTGCGTTGCGGTTTGTGAATAGTTATTAACTACTTGTGGAAGCTGTAAACTACTCATATCACCACGCTGTAACGCTTCTAGATTGCTAACACCAATTCGCTGTGTTGTAGCTGCATTCATAACAAATTCTTGCCCGTGTACGAAACCAGCAATCTGATCTCTAGCTATATCACCTGTATACCCCCCAGTCATAAATCCTGTTGATTGGGATCGAATCGATGCTACATTAGCCATTCCAGCCGCTATGGCTGTTGCCGCTGCCGCTGCACCTAGTGCAGGCCCAATGTACGGGATGCCAGCCATAGAGGCATATGCCGCATTAGCCGCTTGGTAGGTATTAATAACCGCTTGAGCAATGGCGGCAGCTTTGCCAATTCTCGCCATTGTCGCATTATTTGAATTCTGCATTTGTGCTAATTTACCAAAGAAATTATCAGCTTGACTTAAGATAATATCATTTTGTTTAGCCCAAACTTGTGCTCTTAGTGATGCGGCTATTGACTGATCTAAGTTAAACTGCTCTGTCAGCACATCTATTTGTTCGTACATTTTTTGGAATTGTGAAATTTGTGCACTCATGATTTCCCATGAACCATCAAACATTCCAGCAAATGGGCTTCTGCTATCTGAATTAAGAGCATTAATAAAGTCTTGGTACTCAAAATTTTCGTTATCTTTTAAACCTTTTAGCGCCTGCACAAAGTCATTAAAATCTTGATTTTTCTTAAAGTAAGAATTGCTTTCAAGTGAATCTTTAACAGCAAGAATTCGTACATATTCTTCATTAAGCTGTATTTTCTGCCTTAGATCTTCTTTTTGAGCTTGAGAAAGCACTAAGCCTTTACTCATCATATCTTGGTTAACGCGATACAGCTCGTTTTCTATTGTTCTTTGTTCTGACGAAAGTTTCATTAAATTCCATTGTCTATTTAACTCTTTGTTATAATAGCCAAGCGGATCTACTGATGCTTCATATTTATTAGCTAGCAATGTAATGTATTCACTGTATTCACTGGCTGAAATTGAGCCTTTTTCGTATATTTTGTTCAGCTGGTTTAAATCGTTGCTGAACTCTTGTAACGCACCTCGCATTGGTTTTAATGAGTTAAACAGTTTATCATATTCTTTTGTTAAATCTTGTACTGGCTTAGTGCCAGTTAGCTCATTATTATCATCCGGTGGTGGATTAAGTCCAGTTCCTTCAGCAATTTTTCTGTTTTTAGTTCGCTCGAGTAGCTCTGTTAATCCTTCACTTAAGCCGTCAAAAAAATTACCTAAATAATCAGTTGACAAGATGTTTTTATATTCATCGAACAACGCAGTTTTTGCTTTTTTGGCTGATTCACTAAACTCTGGGGTATCAATTTTTATTGTCCATTCATCTAATTTATCTGTGAGTGACTTTGCTATGTCAGCATCAAAATAAGATAACATTTTGGCTGCACCTCTAAAAAGAAGTTGCCAAGAATTTAAAACATTTTCAACAATTGCCCCGGCAAATCTCGCCATGCTTTTCCAAACAATTTCCCATGCATCGCCTAGGTTATTAAATACAAAAGAGCATGTGGAAACCATGAGCATTATCGTTCTAACAATCCAGTTTCCTTGAAATTTAATTACATCAATAATTGAATTAAACACATCGCTGACAGAAAAAGGTATGCCGTTTAATTTTTCACCAATATTCTTTACTAACCAATCCCAAATTTTTCCCATTGATTTCATTGCTTTCGATGCAAACTCTTTTATATCGCCCCAAACTGTGACCGCAACGTCTTTTAGCGATATCATTTCGTATCCAGGAATTTTTATCTGATCGGAAAATAGCGCCACGGCCGCAATGACGGCAGTAATGGCAACAAGGATCACGCCAAAAGGATTAGCTAATAGCGCAAGATTAAGTCGCATGACTGTAGCTGTGGCTTTTGACACGGTTTTAGAGCCCATTTCTACAGACTTGAAAAATAAGATGTTATACATCTTAGCAGTAACATACCCAGTAGCCAGGACAGCCAATGCTGCAGCTGCACTTTTCACGTTATTAGACAGCCATAAAATAACTTGTGTCATTTTATCAGTAGCACCAATGGAATTATCAATTTCAAAAATACACTCTTGAATGCCTGTCTTTAGGTTAGTAAAGGCGCCTGATATTGTGATTGGCATATCATTAGCTTTTTGCTGTAACATATCATAATAGTTACTAAATGAGTTCATGATCACATCAGTCGTTATTTTACCTTGTTGACCCGCTTCTGATAGTTGATCTGTTGATATACCCAACTGTTTAGCTAAAACTTCTGCTACATAACCGCCATTTTCGATGATTGTCGTTAATTCTGAACCTGATAATTTGCCCATCACCATCGCTTTTTGTAATGCACTCATTTCAGCAGTGGCACGCTCACCTGTGATTGATGAAGCAGCTAGTGCATTATTTAAAGCTTCAGTGTACATTAGTTGCTGATCGGTACTATAACCAAGATCCTTTAATGCACTAGAATTAGATAAGAAACTTTCCGCTGTTTGTTCAAATGAAGTATGAGTACCTTTAGCTAGTTCCATCAACCTTTTCATAGTTTCATAACCAGCCTCTGATGAGCCTGTTGTATTATCTAATTGCGCTTTAAAATCAGCTAGTGAAGCAATGCATGTTGGCAATTCTTTGAAGTTTATGGCCCTTGCTAACGTTTTTAAACCTCGCGTAAACACTGGCGTAATAGATGATGAGAATTTAAGTCGTTCAGTAAGTTGCTGTTGATTATTTGTTGCATTCATTGATGCATTATTAACTTCAATTATGTTACTTTTAATAGTCTTTAGCTGATTGGCGTATACTGATCCAGTTCCCTGCGCTCGTTTGAAGCTGTTATTCAAATCATTTATTGCACTGGTAAGGATTGTTGATCCATTTGTAGCTGACTTTATCGAATCAGTGAATTTAAACATTGAATCAGTGTGTTTTTTAAACGGATCGCGATTAAAACTATTGATAATTTTCTTCAGCAAATCAAGATTTTTTTGCGCTTTTTGCGCTGATGATGCTATTTTATCTAATTTTTTCGATATTGAATTTGCAATATTATCAGATACCGTAACAGCAATTGCTTTACTCGACATATAAACCTCTTAATTCGTTTCTAAAAATAATCAATGTTTTTGGAATAAACTCGCCTGAGAACTGTGTTAAGTTCCTCTCATCCAACTTTTTGATATACTTTATGTTATTTTGTGTGTAAATTGTACTGCCAGGTACTCTCTCTTTAAACGTACTAGGCGTTGAATTCACAACAGCCATTTTACTCAAATTTTTAGTTACCCATTCTGAGTCCATGTAAAATGCATTGTTGGCTGTTGTAATTGATTCATTGATAGGTATTTGCCAGTTAAACATGATCAACGACGTATCAACTGGCATAATATCGCTGAGTTCATCAACAACGGCTACCGTTGCTGAAATAACTCTATTATTTGCTCTAGCTTTAATTTCTTTATCAATAAATTTAGAAATATCAGTTAGTGTCATTGTTTGTCCTTAAATACCTTTTCGATATGTTTTAGGTTAACGCGATCCATTGCTTTGATTATTTGAATTAAATCAAAAGTGTCCTCGTCATCAAGCTGATGAAATCGCGCATATTCAATAATTGATAACCACGATATAGGTGTTGGCGACATGCTGTGGGTACGTGTTGTATCCAAGTCAAGGAAAGCTTGATAATAAAAAATTAAATCGTCATTAAGTTCAGGTTTATTTTTTATTTTGTCAGGAATATCATGCCCCATTTGCTGAGCCATTCTCACTAAATCGTCATCTTTACCATTCATGTCAAGCTGGTATTTAAGGACTGCGATTAGTTTTTTATATCTTCCTCAATTTGCATTGATTTAAATAAGTCAATATCGTTCGCTTGTGATATCAAGTCAGCAAATAAATCTGGTAACTGTTTAAATAAATTGCATGCATTTTCAATAGAAAACGGAATGTTTTTTCCCTTTCTATCTTGAATATTATCCCAACCGCGTAAAGCTCCTTCAGAAAAGGCTTTGATAGAAATTTCAATTAATTTATCTTCTGGCAATGCATCCATTTGAATTTGGCGCTTATATTGCTTTGTTAATTTTTTAATTAGCAAAGAATATTTTGAATTCGCTCCACCTACTCTAGCAATATAAAATACAGGAATAGTTCCATTTGCGTTTGCTGGATATTCAACTGGTACGCCATCTTTTTCTTTAGTTTTGTCTGTTTCAAATTGTTCAAATAAACTCATTTTTTTCTCCAATAAAAAAGCCTCACTATTGAGGCTTGGTATTAATCGTTAACAACGGGCATTGCAATATCAGGTAAATATTCAAATGACTGGTACATCATTGTGTAGCCGTGTTTGTTTTCGGCCCCTGTTTTTTCAAGCGGAATTGTGATTTTCTGGTCTTTCTCAACATTTGGCATACCACCGCTTAGCGCAAGCAATGGAATATCAAAAATGGCACCAGCATTATTTGAGGCTAAAATAGCCGAAAAACCAACATCCGCATTATTTCTAATCGCATCTATGGCTGCAACAGACGAAAAAAACGCAGTTAGTGAGCCAGTCACGTTAAAATTACCGATAGAAACATCGAAACTACCAAGGATACCTAGCGCCTTGATGCCTGCAACACCATTGCTAATAGATAAATTTGAATCTGTCACATAAGCAAATAAGGACTGTGGTGTTGATGATGTATTATCAATAATGCTCAATTTTTGACGATAAATGTTTGATGTCGTGTTGTATGCTTCACTTTTATCAGCCTCTAGTCGCACGCCATCTAACCGTTCGCCACCTTTTCGTGTTAGCGAGCCGCAGGCAACATAATTTAAATCGCAGGTAATATATTGAGCCGTTGATAAATTAAATTTAATTTCATTGGCAACTGCACCAGTAACATATTGAGCTTGTAAACCATTACCGTCATGACCAAGCGTACGTTCAATACAATAAGAGCGTTTTTTGATTAAATCTTGTTGACTTTCATTTTTAATGACTGTTCCAAAGTACAACTCTAGTTCAAGAGTTCTGTCTGTTTCATCGGTTGGCTGAAAATCAGTATCATCAAACGTCAATAAGTGTGGCTCTATAGCCGTTATGCGAGCCCAACCTTTATTATTTTTAAAAGATGCGTTGTTTACATCACCGCCTAAAAAAACCCACTCGCCCAATGTTAAATTTAGTTCGGTTAGATTTGTTTTAGTTGTGACTAGCGACGGGAAACCACCATTATTGGCCACAATTGAACATTCGCCTTCTTGAAATTTAAAACCAACGGCTGTTATTTTAGCGTCATTGTTAACAGCAGTATCTTCAGCTAAACCGCCCTTAACTGTAATTTTATTGGCAGTAGCATTTTGAACAATCTTAATTCCATTGTTCTGATGTTTATTAAATCCCGACGCTGAGACTAAAATTCTTTTAATTGGTGGATTTTTACATGGTGATTCTAGATTGTAACCATCTGCATCGATGCTTGTTATCTTATTTTGGGTATCATCTAATGGTTTTGTTGTAAACTTTTGTCTTGCATCAGCAAACATAAAACCTTGCATTAACCACGTTAAAGTGTTTTTAGTAAAATCGAGAGAAAATCCAGCGCTAGCTTCCAAATCAACAATTTTACCTTTTTGATTTTGGCGAGTCGGATTGATTGTTTCACGTTGCAATAACGTGGTCGAACCACCAAAATCACTATAACTATTCACCTCAACACCATGCCAAACAGGATTGTCTGGCAAAATTTTGAGGGATTCTTCATTTGCAATATATAATCCAGCTACATTACTATCAATTGTTTTGTTTTTACTTGTCATATTTTTAACCTATTTCGTCATAAGTAAAATCTACTATCGTATTTGTTCGATAAAAGCCTTGCCCACTATCGAGTTCCTGAATTCTGCCATTTATAAACTTGGCAGGGCTATCAATGTGCCTATAACTATTTCTTAACTTTTGATAAATTTAAAAATAGTTGTTGACCCTATTTCTGGATGTAATTGTGTTTTTCCGTATTGGTCATTTTGAACGGACTACATTTGCGTACTTGGCTTGTGCCCGTCGCTCCCTGTGCCCTTAGCGCGAGGAAAGAGATGTGGAGCAGTATCTTTTAATGATTCTACCCACTCTTGAGACGTTAACGGGGTTTTACCGTCTTTACCAAGTAAAGGTTCGCCATCTAGTCCAATTGCGACAGCCTCGCCGTCATCACTTAAAATAAACATGCCTTTAGCACGTAAACTAATATCTTCTAGTGCTTCGGGTAAAACTCCAGCTTTCAATCCAGCAATTATCATTTTGTTGCTAAGAATAATACCTCTATACTTTTCAGCTTTTTCTTGAGCGTTCTCAGCCTTTTCTTGTTCAACTTTGAGTTTTTTGTCGAATTCGTTTCTAAATCGTTCTGTTCGTTTACTTAAAACTTCGTCGATTTTTCCTGCTGAAATTAGCTTAGCTTCTTCATTATCTGAAAATTGTTGCAAAATTGTTTGAACCGCACCAGGATCGACACCTTTAAATTGTTTAAGTTTTTCAGATAAATATTTTAATTTACCAAGCAATTCCCTGTTTTTATTTTTTAATCCTTTTGTATTGTCAACAACAGCTTTGTCAATCAATGCTTGCATTTCGGGTGTAATTTTTACATAGCTTCCACCACCAACATCACCACCCTCGGATGCTGGTGAACAAAATTTTCGATTGATTTCTTTAAATAACATAATTTCCCCTTAGGATTTGAGCTTTGCTCTTAAAATAAAAAAGGTCGCATATAGCGACCTTGTTGATGGTAATAAATATTTATTTTTTGTTTTGCTGTTTTTCATTTTATTGCTAACAGCGCCCATACTCATAGCCATCATGCGTTTGATGGCTAAATTTGGCTAATTATCAATTAATTTTTGTATTTTCAATAAGATGCCATCGCTCCATGGTTGTTTTTTAATTAACTGTTTCACCTTTCTTAGATTATCGTTTGTCATATTTTATTAGCCAGTCTAAAGTTAAAGGATGAATTCGTTTTTTTGATTCAGTATTTTCTAGCATATATAAGACAAAACTTTCAGAAAAATTTTCTGTTGAATCAGAAGAGTAATAGCTTAGCGCATGCGCCCATTTATCATTATATGCAATTTGAGGGATTTGAGATAAAGACATCTCGAATTAATTCGGTGATAAGTAGCTTCATCACGGTGTTTTTTATTCATTGCTATAAATTACCGCATAATTGCGGATCTATGATTTTTAATCAAATTAAATAAAAAACTATTTTTATATTTCATCTTTCTTCTCCTTTTTAAACGTAAAAAACGGAGATATATCGGGTTTATTTAAATGAAATAACATCAATATCCTATTTGAGCACGTAACGCTTTAGTTAAGTAATGGCATCAGTTTCGGTTGTTTATTAATTTTTTTATTGATCTTTTATCTGCATTACACTTTTCAATAACATTTAATAAATGTTCGTTATACCTCAAACTACCGCCGAATTTCATGGATTTTGGCGGTAGATTTGGGATACTGTCGATAAGTAGATTCGCTGGTATCGACTGATTGACGTAAACTTTTCGCTCTGTTGTACAAGCTGTCAGCGATAGAAACAGGCACATACTCATTAGCACAATGATTATTTTTAAGCTGCTCATTAATTTGCTCCTGCCGTTCAATAGACTGATTTTCTAACTCACGTTTGTTATTTTCGTTACCTGCTATAATTTGGTTGCTCTTAGCTATGCTCTGATTTAACTGTTCTATTTTTTCGTAAAGCTCAGTCTTATCTTTTTGTAGCTGTTTCTTCTCTTGATAATTGTTGTAACCAAAATAAATAGCAAAAGCAAAGCCAACAACAATTAATGCTATATTCATTTTTTGCATGATGAATCACTCAACAATAACGAGACAAATAAAAACCACCCCCCAACCGTTAACACCTTTAACCGCCATTATTGATGCGATAATGAAGCATAAGATAGACATAATGCCTTCTCCTTTTCTCGTCTGATTGCTAAGCCTTTAAGAACCTTACCGCCTGCTTTATTCCACCTTGGGAATTCATTACAAGCCGCCTTATAATCCCCGTTGTTCAGATGCTTATACATTGTTGATGTTCGCATTTTTGTACATCCAACGTTAAAGGTAATTGAGGTCACAGCGTCGAAAATAGGCTGGGGAAGATGAAAGCCTTTAGCATAGCGATTAACACATTGTTCAGCCGTTTTTATGTCACGGGCCCAACGCTTTGCTATCTCATCATCAGTATAAATTTTTTGTTCAATATGATTACCCGTTGAGCCAATGCCCACCGTTAATATGTTAGCTGGGCAATAATAAGGCTCTCGTACGCAGGATTCAGCGTTACCGATTATTTCCAGACCCGATTGGCTTGTTCTTATGTCATCTGAGTAGTTGGTAATAACAATACCGATTATTACCGAAACACTACAAATCGCACTCGTCGCTATTTTTGTGGTATTTCGCATAATATTGTTCTCTCAAGTTTTTTTTATGATAAAAATCTCGGCGCTTATACAGCCAATTAATAATAAATGTCGCTATTGATAAGATAATACCTACAATAATGGCAATATCATTTAAACTAAGTGCGCCTAAAAGCGTGCATATAGCGCCCCAGAAATAAGATATCGGTGATGAGTATCTTTCCATGTTAAAATATCTTTATGTGAGTTAATAAGGTGACAGCGTACTAGCTATATTGAGTTGTGTGCGTGTCTAGCTTTGCTGTCGATTCTTTGAAAGCCCCCGAGCGTATCTATAAATCAATTTGTTGTCTTGAATTATAGAAAGTGGCGTAGGGGTAACTTTGGATATAAAAAACCGTAATTAAGCGGTGAATGTAAAATATCTCGTGGGCTAATCAGTTGCACAATATAACTCGAATTCTTGTTCTTGATATTTTTCAGCCAATTGACAAAATAAATTTAATATTCTTCTTTCTTTACTTTTCTTATGAGCATGTGGTCTTAATATTGCTAACAGCGCAAATCTCTTAGGATTAAAATCTGAAATAACATAAACAAGAAAAATATCCTTATTAGGCTCTTTAGTGGCGTTGCATCTATAATATTGAGGCTGGTTCTTTGGGAATCGGTTTGGAGGCAACTTTAAATGAATATGTTGAACATTTAGCTCATAGAGCCTGTTTGGTTGCCTATACGGAACATCACGTCCAAAAATATCAGGCACTTTTGTTCGATTACTTTCTATATATTCTTTAAAAACACTAATTAATTGATTTTCAAAATTAGGGAATTCTATAAATGTATCAGCAAATAAATATCTGGCTTCCTCTAAAATTATAACATCAACCATGATTACTAAGCCTTGTTTTTGATTTCGCTTAATAATTTATTAGTTGTATTGTTTGCTAACGATAAAATATGAGTTGTATTTATTCCACTATTATAATAAGTTGGAACCACATCAAGTGAATCCCTTATTTGCATTATTCTTGTAATTTTATTTTTCAAAGACAATATTAAGCGAAGTGAATCTTTAATATCCATCTTTGTAATTAAATTATTATTTATAAATGTAAAAGCTGAGGACTCCACAGAAACTAAATTTTTTAGCATTGCAGAAAAGTCATAATTTTTTATAAAATCACAGGAAAAATCATCAGTTATTTCATATAAAATATTTTCTGAATCTTTCAATGCTTTAACCAAGTCAATATTAAAATAATTGATTACTTTATTTTTTAAATTTATCATTTTAATATCTTCGTGGTTAATTTCACTTTTTGTTTGATACTGAGAGGACAAAGCCATAGCTCCAGACGCAGCTGAATTCAAAGAGACTAAACTCGTAGATAACAATACCGCAACTGCTACTTTACTCTTCATTATTATATTGCCACAATTAGAATTGATGAAAAAATCCTTAGGAATAACGGAAAAATTATATTCAACTTAAAGTAGCAATACAACAACTATTTATCTTTTGACAGATAAAACACAAAAATACATATAAGACTTCATTAATTTTATTCGGTAATAAATCTATAAAAAATTAAAATTAGTTAGATAAAGATTGTTGACCTTTAGTGTAAGTTAACTTACAACAATAAACATCAAGTAAAGGACTTGATAAGGTAAACCCCCGACCTAAGACAAGGGCTTAAGGAGAAGAAAAATGAAAAAGAAAATATTCATTTTAATTCTGCTACTTTTGATAAGCTCGCCAGCATTCTGAAGTAGTTCAAAGGAGAAGGAAACCTCTCCGATAACCTTAAATATAACAATTTAATTTTAAAAAATCAAGGCGGATAACATGGCATTAACAAGAGTTGAAATTAATCAAAAAAGTGACCAAAAACGAGGAATTAAAGTGAAAGGCTTCAAACTACACGTTGATGATATCGCATTAATTGAACAAGCAAGTAAAAGCTTAGATATTCCTCAAGCCAAGCTTATTGTTGATGCTGTGAAATTTTACCTTGATAACAAAAAAGCCTCTAATTGAGGCTTTCTTTATTACATTGCTCTGTAATAAATTTATTATCATTACCCTGAATTTGTTTAATTTGTTGATTGCGCTTGCATTCCCATTGTTCAGGCGGATACATTTTATTCCACGCTGTCATTAATTTGCGCTCAGAATCCGATAAGTTAATGTTGTATTTATCTGACATATAAAAATGAGTGCGTGCAATTATGCCTCGAATCTCGTCACGTGGTTGAAATTGACGAGCTTTAAAGTCAACTGCAGATTGACATTGTCCATACTGATTAAATTGATTAGTGAATTGCGAGTATCGGTAGTTAGAACGATCACCGTTAACTTCGCCAATTGCAGGTTGTAGATTATGCATGTCACCTTCCATCAGATTAAACGTAGCATCTTTTTTACACGCCTTACGTCCACCATCTCGCCAACATTGTAAATGGCGCCCAAAATTTTCGGCTGGCATGACATGTTCCCATTCTATGCGAGAGGCTCGAGCTTCATTTTTTCTGGGTTTGTAACCACATTTACCAAAATCAACAACGCCCTTTTTATCGTTAAAGCTAAATTCGCAAGCGCAATAAAACTCAGTTTGTTTTGGGTTTGATTTATACAATTTAGTTAATTGGTTTTTTGCTGTATTAAAGTTTTGTGTTGAATTAGCAAAAAAAGAAACAAGCACAAGCGAGATGATAAACTTTTTCATAAATCCGTTTAAAAAACAACTCCAAAATAAATAAAAATATCGAGCGTTCTAATTAAAAATCATCGCACTCAATTAACTATAAGTACCAAGCAAGAAACTTGAGAAAGTAAACCCTCGATCTAAGTTGGGATAAGGAGAAGAAAAATGAAAATACTAATCATTGTTCTTCTACTCCTTTTAAGTTTTCCAGCTTTTTAGTAGTATCAAAGGCGAGAAGAGCCTCGCTTTTGATCTTAACTATAACAATAAAATCTTAAAAAATCAAGGTAGTTAAGATTGCATTAATTAATGTAAACAAGTGAAAACTTAGATAGTTTGCAAGTTTAATTTATGGTTGATACTGTAAAGCTTTGTCTATGAGGTTTTATCTATAATGTTTTGTTTAAATAGTAAAAAAGCCTCTAAATGAGGCTTTCTTTTAAATTCAATAATGAGCGATGTTCTTGTAAAGTTAATGATTTATGATATTTTCTTGGATTACCACACATCCAACAAGAACAGGCTACTGGTGTTATTACATGCTTTTTAAGCGATTTTCTAGTATTGCCAGAATGAAAATCATGCTTTCTGTTATCTAAACATCGCTTAGCCTGATGTCGTCTATATGCTCGTGCTCTCATAAAATGACTTACATATGGAAACAAAAAAAGCCCAACTATTTTAGTGGACTTAAATTCTGTGCGCTTAAAACCGCATCATGTGCATATCATATATTTAAACGTTTAAACAGTCAAGTGTTTTATTGTATATTTCACGCTTTTTTTATTACTATAATTTGTAGCTCCATTTCTAGTGTATGAATAATTTTAGGCATAGAATTAAACTAAGGTAGTTTTGTGGTAAAAACATTAATGTCACCTTTCACCACCACCTAAAAACTTCAATAAAATCAATAGGTTTTCTGAATGACTTTTATCATGCCCGATTTGCCGTTTTTCTGTTATATCATAGCCTTTGTTCCTGATATCGTACACTAAGCTACACCTAAACGCACTTTATATCGCTAATCAGATGTTTTGATATAACTAAATAGCCCATTTAATTTGAGCCCACGTTTGGTAATAACCTGACATACTTATATTTAACTGGCATGGCATTTGTCCATTTTGGGGCGAAGTTCACTCATTGCTTCTAAAAGCACTGGTATATCCTTGTGTATATAGGGATATGCCAACAAGTAAAAAAACACATTAAAAATTAAATATATTTAATCCTTATTTACACGGGGAACACACCTTCTCCTGAAGATGAACTTGATTCTTGACCAGTTTATCCCTGTGTGTACAGGGAACACGCTCTTTTAATCGCCATTCATATTCTGCAGCTTCGAACGCTTTTTTTGATTTTTCTGTATTGAGCATAGCAAACTCTAAATCTGCAATCGTTTTAGAATGTTTAGCCATTAGTCATCTCCTGGTTTATCCTTGTGTATACAGGGAACACATTACAGCAATAATAACCGCAGTAGTCACGAGCGGTTTATCCCTGTGTATACAGGGAACACAAAAATAATTGAGGCATCAATATGATTGTTGACGGTTTATCCCTGTGTATACAGGGAACACCGCTAGAAACCGAGCGCAATTCACTAGAAGTGCGGTTTATCCCTGTGTATACAGGGAACACTCTAATTATAACTATTTGTTTTATAAATAAAATAATCAATTAAAATTTTCTACCAATTTTTAAGCGCTTTTGCTAAACCGCTTATTCAACGACCAATTAGATTATATCAGACATAACATTTTGTTTTAAATAAATTTTAATTAACAATCCAAAATACCTCTTTTTATAATCATGGTTATCTACGCCACTTTTGGGAATAATTCAATAATGTGCCCCCGTATAAAACATTCTGCTGCTAATAATATTTTTGTCATTTCTGTTGTTTGCTTACCTAATATTTTTGCTTGCTTACTGCATGAAATGTCACGTAGATAAAAAGAGGTTAATACCGCCCAATATTCAATATTATCCGCTTTGAGCCTTAAAACAGCATTATCAACAATCTGCGCTTCATCTTCTGTTAAATACTGACGGTAATTAAAATCCATTGGTGCGCCGTCAATACCTGCTGACTTAGAGGGGTATTCGGTTCCTATACGCTTTAAAATGCGTGTGTTTTTCCAGGCGGTTAAAATATCTTTCGTATCTCTCATCATTTTCTCCTTCATTTTTTAATCTTGCTTTATACTCAGCTTTTATCTGTTTGGTTTGTTCTGTCGTGTGTTTTGGGATTCACGATACTCTTTTATTCATCCAATCTTTTTAATACCTATTTTTTTAATCAATTCATCCTCTATTCAATGATATTTCCTGATTTGTGGTTATTATGCGCTAAGCCTTGTTTGTGGACATTTAGCGCATAAAATCGTAGCGATATTTGCTACCTTTTTTTCAAATCTACCGCTTGTTTCAGGTCTACAACATAGTCATACGCTATGTTATCTAACATGTGATAGAACCTAACTTACAGTGATTAATGCTTTGTAGCACAAGCTTTAGCTGTTTTTAGCATCTGTTTAATGTTAGCAATATGCATCAGACTTTTACTTGATGCTCCCTGCTCGGTTTTACATTCAAGCATTGCGAACGTATTTTCTGGTTTTGGTAGATAATAATTAGCGCGATCTTGCGTTAATAGCCCTGTAAAAACCGCATGATTTATAGCGTCAACTCTTTTTTCTTTATCACTGCCTAATGAGACAAAGACTTCAGCAGTACGACCATGCATCATTGATTTATCAACAAGCCGTTCATAGGTATCAATAAACGTTCTTCTTGCGCCAATTTTGTCGCCATTTTGATAGACAATTTTTGCTTGTGCCCATGCCTTTGCTATTTCACCCGTCCATACAACGGTGTTAGTTTCATCACTAGCCTGTATTGCAATTGCCCATGCTTCATCTGGTGACAGATGATTGCTTGCACCACCCATTAGTTTGATTAAATCTGCAGGCTTCGGCATAAATTGGCTTTTTCTTACCCATGCGTTTGCCGCTGCTTTTAATGAATTAATCGGATATTGTCCAAGTGTTGACCAGTAAATATTGACTTTAGTTGTGCTTGCTTGTTGCCCGTAAAGCTCAAGCAATCCACCAATAACTGCTAAAAAATCATCTGTGATCTTTGCCATTACTAACTCCTCATGCTCTCTAGAACGGCTCTATTTCGTTCAGCAAGGGTCATGAATTTAGGTTTGTTAGATTGGCTAAATTTTTGATATTTACCTGCATTGCGTAACCAGTTATTAAACGCCGCATTCCAATCAATGTATTTTTTACCGTTAGCCAAACAGTAATCCCTAAATTTCACAAACTCATTATCCAGATTGACGTTTTCATTTATCGCTATATCTCGATGATGTTCGTTCGGTTTAAATTCATCAGGCAACTGACATGCCCGTTTAGGGTTTTGCGGTTTATCCGCAATAATATCTGTAGTATTCTCTGTAGTAGTTTCTGCAGTAATCTTTGTAGTATTCTCTTGATATAACGAACTTGATTTTGTAGTCGTCTCGGCATTTACATTGTAGAGATCGGGATGACGATTTTTTATTTGTCGTGATGATTGAGTTATAGCGTTGGCGAAATCACTCAAAACTTGATTAACTTTTTCGTTATCAATTTTGTAAAACGTTTTGTGCTCTAATCTTTTTTCGGTAACAATTAACACACCTTTTTCACATAGCTTTTTTATTGCCGTTCGTTGCTCGTTATGTGTTAAGCCTGTTTCATCCTCAAGTTCATCTCGTGTTTTATACACACCTAAATTGGACGTTGCCTTATCTTGCCAATAAAATAATTGTGAGAATAAAACAGCAGGACCAACTCCCCCGAGAGGTTTCGCTAAGCGAGGATAATAAGCGTTGGGACGCCCTATTAATTTTAATGTTTCAACAGCATTCATTAATTGACCCTCTTTGAGTATTCAGCATATTTTTTGCCGTTTTTCGCTGTAATCATTCGTTTATCAATGCTAAATCCGATTTGTTTTAAATCGTAAATTCGCGCGCCAAGCCTAAAGCAATCATATTTATTTAGCGCTGGTAACGGATTAATCGTTTTGCCACTTTGCAAGTGGTTGAACATTTTTGCGCATTGGCTATGTGTGTTTTCGTTATTGAATGTGTTCATTATCGCCTCTGTTGTCATTGTTCTGACTAGGTGGAAAAATTTTTGATATATCTGGTTTGATATCACAAGCGGTAACGGCTCCATTAGTTACTTTCTCGATTAAAAGTGCGTTCTCAAGGCTAATTTCAGATAAGCCATGTAACCATTTCCAAACTGAGGTTTGCGTTTTACCACATGCATCAGCTAATTTTTTTTGACTTCCAGTAAGCAAAATAGCTTTCTCAATTGCTTTGTTTTTCATAAAACCCCTTGCTAACAACTTATGTTGTAAAATATTAGCTTGTGTTTTTGTTAGTGTCAACAACTTAAGATGTTTTACTTTGTACAACTTTGGTTGTATTTTGTTTTAATAAAAAGGAGATTGAAAAATGACATTAGCAGATCGATTAACCAAAATAATGAAAGAAAAAAAGATTTCTCAAGCAAAGCTTGGAGAAGCGATTGGAATGTCTCAGACCACAATATGGAAGTTGATGACAGGTAAAACCAAATCAAATAGAAATTTATTGAAGATCGCTGATTATTTAGGTGTTTCGGTGGAATGGTTAGCTAAAGGAGAAGGCGCTCCGCTTAAACAACAAAAAGATGGAACGCCGATGAGCGAATTATCAACAAGAGAAGTGGATGAATGGGATGATAAAACTCCGTTGAATGAAGATGAAGTTGAAGTCCCATATTTTAAATCAATCGAACTTGCAGCTGGACATGGCTGTTCAAGCATGGAAGATCACAACGGCTATAAGCTCAGATTTAGCAAATCTTTCTTTAGAAGAAAAAATGCACAAAAAGAGTTTGTTGTTTGTTTTCCTGCTAAAGGAAATAGCATGGAGCCCGTTATTCCAGATGGAGCAACAGTTGCTGTAAACACACTACAAAAAGATATTCGTGATGGCGATGTTTATGCTATATGCCAAGATGGATTGTGTCGGTTAAAAAGATTGTATTTATTACCAGCAGGAAAAATTAGAATCGTTTCGTACAACTCGGAGGAATACCCAGATGAAGTCGATGATGCCAAGAATATACAAATAATCGGACGAGTATTTCATTGTTCATTTGAAATGTGATTGATGTTATTAAGGAAACATGACTCACTGCTTTGGCGATTTTTAAATAGTTTAAATCAATAATGTAAGGAATGATGTTTGATGGCAGACAATATGGTAAAAGTAGGAAGAATTATTAGTGATTCGGAACCTATCGAAGATGGCATAAATAGTTCTTTCAGATGTATCGCTTGTTGTGATAATGAAGAATATCCTGTTGTAGCGAAGTATATAAAAGGCATTGAGATATTAAAAGAATTAATTTGCGCAATATTAGGTAGACTAATCAATTTACCAATTCCTGAACCCATATTACTATTAGACCAAAATAGACCAAAATGATGTTTTCTGCTTCGGTTCTCTTGATGTTGGATATCCAAATCTCTATCATAAATTAAATATTCAAGATCCATATTAGATAGTAATAAATTATTATTCACAATGTCAAAAGCGCCAACCTATAAAGCTATTTGGGCTCCAATTTATTTTGAGCCAATCATAGGCTCTGGAGAAAAACTTACTATCGCTGTGGTAGCTGTTAGTGAAGGGGGTGAATTTAAAATTAGACAATCTATTAGACAGTGCGTGGTTAAAGCTATGTATGGTAACAAATCAGATCAGTTTAACGCTCTGATTGAATTAATTATTTCTAGCCTTACTTCACATCTAAGCAAAACAAAAATTCTAGAAAACTGGAACGTTCCTATGCAAGGTGTTGTTTTGGGTAAAATAAAAAGCACCTCATCCAGTGATATTATCGGAGTTCTTAGGCAAGCGGTGATGCTAACATCAAGCCTATCGTCCCTTGATTTTTATGCTAACGATCAAGAGAATGACCAATATCCATCAGATAACACTTGGTCAAAATTATTAAAAGATATAACTATAAATAATCATCCAAGCTTCGATCGTTATTTTGATAGAGAATTTAAGGTTGTATCAGAAGCTAGAGCTGCTAAGATATTTTTCCTGAGTGATCGCTCGGCAATTAATACCGAAAGATTAAGACCAAATAACATAGAGACAGATTTAGATAAAAACAAAGCAAGATTGTTAGATTTATTTGCTATCAAGGATCATGATAATCTCTTTACACGAAGTACACATGAACTTATTGTCTATAGACCGACTGAAGATGATATCACATTTAGCAAGCGACAAATGAAGCGATTAAATGATGCTTTATTAACGCTAGAAGAAGTTGGAGATAGGCACTCAATCATAGTTACCCCTGTAAACACTCTGCAGCAAGCATTAAAAAGAATTGAGCGGGCTGAACTCAATCTTATAGCTTAAATCTCCCCACCCTCTCCATGCGTTTTTTTCACGCCTAAAATTCCTTGCCTACAACTTCAAAAAACTTTATCGCTCAAAAAACAAGCAATCAAACAACAATTAATTGCACAGAAACAACAATTTAACAACTCCCTCCAAAACAATAACAACTTTAGATGTTGATATTAATAACAACTTATGTTGTAATTGTCACATCAAAACAAATCACCTTAACAAAACAATTAAGCAATAGAGCGGTTTTGATAGATAGTCGAACGGCACGGCGTTAAACCTGCGTCGGGCGCTTGGTGGGTTCATGAAGAACGGCAATAAGGCACAACAAATAATTTGATAACAAAGGGATAAAACATGGCTAAAAAAGAAATTGAATTAACGCTAATTGTCGAAATTGACGATAACGGGGATTTATTCGCAAAAACACGGGTAAATTTCGATTCAAAAAGTTTGAAAACGATAACAGAGAAAGCTTTCATTATATATCTCAAGGAAATACTGTCACAACACGCACAGCCGATCGTCGCATCAGCTCTTGCGCTTGCTGAATTGAGAGAAAGATTATCTTTATACGAAAATGATTTAGACGATTAAATCAGTGCTCAAATCAAAGCACTCATTCATAGAGTGCGCTTGAGTTTGAAATATAAGAATGCGAGGTAGCCTATGCAATTACATAGATCTGTAGAGAACGCTTACGAAAATGCCTATTGTAAAATGATGAACAATACCGAAATGCAAGACGCTAAAGATGAATGGATTGAAACCAGAGCTGAAGAATTAATCAAGAATTTTGACAATGATAATGATTGGCAAATTATAGAATTACTAAAAATAAAACTAGAAAGTAAAAGCATTGACGCAGACCTTTACAACCAATTTATAACTGATATTTGCTACTCACAAGCCACACTTGAGTATAGCCAAACATTCTGACAACAGGAAAAACAGCACATTCTACATCCGTTTGCCTTTTTTGAGGGCTTTTAGGGAGCTGATTATGACAAATAAAGATTTTGTAAATTCAAAACAAATCGATAAGTTCAACAAAGATTACAAACTAAACAAAAGCGAGCAAATATACGCCTTTTTTTGTACCTTGATTTTATCATTTGGCGGGCTATTTATGCTGTTTCACTGGATGTTACATATTGCAACTGATTAAAAGATAGAAAATGGCAGAGAAAACATATTTTAAAAAGGCACTTAAATCATCTTATTTAAGTAGTGCTGATTTGTGGCTAGAATAAATCTAACCATCGTCTACGTTAAATTAGAAGCAGATAAAATAAACAAAAAATTTATTTAATATTGCTTATTTTATTGAAAAAGAAATCAGGAAAAATGAGCAGTTAAAGCTACTAATGTTTAATATATCCAATAGTAAATCCACCGATTCCCTATTTATTGATGATTGGATTAATGTGGTTTGTTTATGTTGAGAATAAAGTTCGAATGATGAGATAAATAACCGAAGGATTAAAACTTTCACCAAGTCCAGCTTCAAAAAACGCTCACACCTAACTCTCCAGCTTGGAACCTGCTAAAGCGGCATATGTCCGTAATGGGAATAGAGATAAAGTGTTACAAAAAATGATGCTATCTAAAAAAATTAGGAATGATTAATCAATGAATGTAATAGCAAAATGGCATGACATCGAGCAAAACAGCGAATAATAGGATCGATTGAGATTAGGTAAAACTACATCATCAAATCTTAATGTAATCATGACTAATTACGGCAAATTAGAAAATAATGACTAAATGCACACATGGCAAGCTGATATATACCAAACGGAATATCACTATTTACACGGCAAGGACAAGGATATTGGGAAATATGGAAAATGGTAAAAATACGCTCATCTAAATGCTGAGCATTTAGAGCATTTTTCAAATGTAGTCACCATTTGGTCACAAAATAAAGATAATCAAGGTTTGAAACTAGGCTATATAACTAATTGATTTTTTAATAATTAAATGGCGTCCCCTACAGGATTCGAACCTGTGACCTACGGCTTAGAAGGCCGTTGCTCTATCCAGCTGAGCTAAGGAGACTTAGATAGGATTTGTTGATTAGACGATGTGTATTATATAAAGCTATTTCTATCCGTCAATGATTTTTAATTGTTTATTATATTAGATTAACAAAATATCACCAATTGAGTTTTTATTATTTTGATCATGGTAACGAATATCATTACTTAGGATTAATTTTTTATATTCCAAAACATATCGTATCTTTAAAAATTATTTATCCTATTATTCATTAATAACCTTTTGTTTTAATTGTCTAATTTATATAAATATTGTTCTCATTTCGCGGGGTTATTTGGCATAATGTTTCACATTGGTTCTTTTTCATTACTTCGATAATATGTGATAACTGTGATTTAAATTGATGTTGTTTGGTCATCAAATTTTCGGCATTTTCGATAATTTTGGTCTTTTCTGATTCAGGTATATATTTTGCATAATTTTCAGCAGATTTTGCTAGCATGGTGACGATTTTCAGTTTAGATTGGTCGGTTAAACAATCTGGTAAGTCCATCCACATTAATCCGCCTGCATAATATTTTAGCATTTCAGATTGCATGGCGTTAACGCTAAGTAGTGTTAGCGCCCTTTTTTCCGAATCTGGCAATTCTTCATAAAATTGATTAACATATGGCGGTATTGCAGCAAAATATTCTATATTAAAATTACTTAATAAAATAACTTCGGGTTGGAATCGTTTTAGATTATTAGTGAAATCTTGCTCCGTTATCGTGTTTAATTCATTGAGTGAAAAAGTTAAATAGGTTTCAACTAACCAATTAATATAATTGGTGATATTCAGTTGTTCTTCTAGCTTATCTTTTGACAAATCCGCAATAAGTTTAGGATCAGTAAATTGACTGAGTATTTCTTTCCCTGTTACTGTATCAAGCCTTGGTAAGTTTTTTTCGGCTTGAAATTTTTTAAGCAAGGTAACAAATCGCAGGTTATAAGTTTTAGACTTTAACTCTGTCGCATTGGCAAAGCAGCAGGTAAAAATTAAAATAGCTGTAATGATAAACTTTATCGTTTATTGTTCCTTAGATAACAATGATTTTTAATTATTTAGTTATTTAATTTTGATTATTGACCGTTGATTATTTCGCTTTGGCTATTTGCGCCTTTAACATCGCTAACCGACTTTGGCCTTGTTGCATTTTTTTTTCGGGTGATAATGCATTACGCTGATCTTGCCAGGCTAAGTCGTCTTGTGGTAGCTCTAATAAAAATCGGCTCGGTTCAACTTGCAGTGTTTCGCCAAATTGTTTTCGTTGCCGACTAAATGAGAAGGTGAGTTCACGTTGTGCTCGAGTAATACCGACATAGGCTAAACGGCGTTCTTCTTCGATATTATCTTCATCAATACTGGTTTGGTGGGGTAATAAGCCTTCAGACATGCCGATCAAATAAACATATGGAAATTCCAATCCTTTAGAGGCATGCAATGTCATGAGTTGAACCTGATCGAGCTCTTCTTCAGTCTCGTTACGTTCTAACATATCACGCAGGGTAAATCTGGCAACTGCTTGCTCAAGCGTCATTGCTTCATCAATATCATCGCCTTGTAACATATCATTTAACCAACTAATCAACTGTTCAACATTGCGCATGCGCATTTGCCCTGCTGCTGGTGATGCGGATGTCTCGTAAATCCAACTTTCATAATGAATGCCATGCAGTAGTTCATAAATAGCATTCATGGGTTCTGTATGTGTTTTTTGAATAAGTGTATCGAACCAGTGAATGAAAACTTGTAATGATTCCATGCGTTTGCCAGATAAAAACTCGGTCAAGCCCATATCATGGCTTGCTTGGTATAAACTCACTCCTCGATGATTAGCCCATTCGCCCAGTTTTTGAATGGTTGCAGGACCTATTTCTCGTTTGGGTGTGTTAATGATGCGAATAAAGGCATTATCATCATCAGGATTAGTTAATAAACGCAAATAGGCCATCAAGTCCTTAATTTCAATTCGCGAAAAAAACGATGTACCACCAGAGATTCGATATGGTACTCGGTATTGCATTAACATTTTTTCAATCAGTCTTGCCTGATGATTGCCACGATATAATATGGCATATTGACCATATTGGCTGTTATTAGCAAAACGATGACCAATAAGGTCATTAATCACTTTTTCGGCTTCGTGCTCTTCACTATCGGCAGAAATAACTTTTAATACGTCACCATAACCCAGTTCGGAAAACAGTTTTTTTTCAAAAATATGTGGGTTATTTTCGATTAAAATATTTGCTACTTTTAAAATTCGACCTGATGATCGGTAATTTTGTTCTAGTTTAATCACTTCTAAATGGGGGAAGTCTTGTTTGAGTAATACTAAATTTTTGGGTCTTGCGCCACGCCAAGAATAGATAGATTGATCGTCATCACCCACAACGGTAAATTTAGCTCGGTTACCAACTAGCAATTTGATAAATTCATATTGGCTTGTATTGGTATCTTGATATTCATCAACCAATAAATAACGCACTTTATTTTGCCACTTTTCCCGCACTTGTTCGTTATTTTTTAATAGCAGTGTGGGCATTAAAATCAGATCATCAAAGTCTAAAATACTGCATGCTTTTAGCTGTTTTTCATAAAGCTGATAACAATGGGCAAATAGTTTTTCTTTGTTGGTTTGCGCTCGGGCCATAGCAAGAGTTGAGTCAACAATATCATTTTTCCAATTTGAGATTGTTGCACGTAACTGATTTATCAGATCCTTATCACCCTCTAACCATTGATGAGTCAGCTCTTTAAGTAGCGCTATTTGATCATGATCATCAAATAATGAAAAGTTAGATTTTATACCTAAATGCTTGTACTCTCGGCGAATAATATCTAATCCTAGAGTATGAAATGTGGAAATTTTCAGCCCTCTGGCCTCTTGTTTACTAAGCGATTGGGCAATACGTTCTTTCATTTCACGTGCTGCTTTATTAGTAAAAGTTACTGCGACAATATGACGGGGTAAATATTCTTTCACCCGAATTAAATAGGCAATTTTATTGATGATAACCCGCGTCTTTCCTGATCCTGCCCCCGCTAAAACAAGGCAAGGACCTGAAACATATTCGACCGCTTTTTGTTGACTTGAATTTAAACGCACTAGATAAAAACCATTAGAAAAATTGTGGGCTAGTATATAACGATACACTAACTGCGTGCAATTGTTGTCATTATAAGCGAATATAATGACAATTTTAGGAAAACCATTCTATAAAAACTATTCGATAAAAACTATTCTATAAACATTAAAGCTTGTTCTACCACATCGACTCCAGCTCCTTTTTTGTGCGCATTTTCGCTAAGATAACGTCGCCATTGTCTTGCACCTTTACACCCATTAAAGAGGCCTAAAGTGTGACGCATAATGTGGTTAAGCTGAGCACCTTGTGCTAACTGCTGTTCAATGTAAGGATAAAGAGCACGAATAGCCGATATCGGGTCGATGACAGAGGGCTTTTCACCAAAAATTTTCGAATCGATTTCAGTCAATAACCAAGGGTTTTGATATGCTTCTCGCCCTACCATTACGCCATCAACATATTGTAAGTGGTGTTTTATTTCATCCATTGTTTTTATACCACCGTTGATAGCTATGGTTAAATGAGGATAATCTTGTTTGAGCTTATAAACACGGTCGTAGTCAAGCGGTGGCACTTCACGATTCTCTTTAGGACTTAATCCCGATAACCAAGCTTTACGCGCATGTACAATGAATGTATTAGTATAAGGCATTACCTTTTCAATAAACTGGCATAAAAAAGCATAGCTATCAAAATCATCAATGCCAATTCGGGTTTTTACTGTGACTGGAATATCAACTTGATCTTGCATTTGTGCAACACAGTCTGCAACTAAATCAGCTTTTCCCATTAAACAAGCACCAAACATGCCATTTTGTACACGATCGGATGGACAACCCACATTTAAATTGATTTCGTCATAACCACGCTCTTGTGCTAATTTCGCACATTGCGCTAACGCTTTTGGATCACTCCCGCCTAATTGTAAGCAGACTGGATGCTCTTCATGATTAAACGCTAAATAATCGCCTTTACCGAATAAAATTGCCCCTGTTGTTACCATTTCGGTATACAGTAATGTTTGCTTAGTTAAAATTCGATGAAAATAACGACAATGTTTATCGGTCCAATCCAGCATAGGGGCAATGGAAAATTTGTTAAGGGTTGAATTCAT